GTGATGCCGCGGGGCCCGCGGGCCAGTACGTTGTAGCAGTCGCGCCTTACCACATGGTAGGCCAGCCGCCCCGTGCCGTCCGGTGCAGGCTTCAAAAAGCCTTCGCCGCCCACCATGACCCACTGCAGCACGTCCTGCTTTTCGGCGTCGATGAGGCTGCGCTGTCCGTCCAGCCACGCCGTTTTTCCGGTTCCGTTTTCCGTAAAGCTGGAATCGTACTCCGCAAAACAAGCCTTTGTCAGTTTGTTGGTGATGGTGTAGGGGATGCGCTGCGCCGGGTCTTCGTCCTTGCCCTTCACCGCTTCACGCATGAAGAACAGCTCGAACCACTCCCGCACCGCCGCCCGCATAGCCGCTGTGCTGGTGTCCTTCAGCCCCGCCGCCTGCGCCCCTGTGATGGCGGCGTCGTCAAACAGCGCCCTTACGACTGCGTTCATCCGCCGTCACTCCTTTCGATCCGAATTTCCGGCTGCTTTGCCCGCAGCCCGCGCTCCACGCCGTTGATGTATGCCCGCAGCGTGCGGTTTTCCGCCTCCAGCTCCCGCACACGCTTCTGCGCCGCCGCCAGCGCGTCGCCGTATTCCAGCACCGCCCAGCTGGGCAGGTACTTCTTCAGCAGCCAGTCCTTCAGCTTCATTCGTCATGCTCCTTTGCGCTGCCAGATGCGGCTGCAGGCGTACCGCGCCGCGTCGATGCCGTGGTCCCGTGCGTCCATCAAAGTACCCAGCACCGTGCCGTCCGGCGCCACCTCGTACTCCCATTCCAGGAACTCCTGCAGCACGCACGGGCATTTTATCGGATCAATTACGATAGCGTTCAGGCCCTGCAGCCACCGCACGCCCAGCTCACGGCTGCCCGGCCCTTTCCGGGCGGGCCAGCACCGCAGGCCGTAGCTGCGGTAATCCGCGCAGGATTTTTCGTCCGCGAGGTCCGCAAGGATCAGCTCGCCCGGGGCCACCCGTTCTTTCACGAGCCGGGCCGTGTAGTCATTCTGCAGCTTATTGCCCCGGGCCTCGTCGAAGATGTACAGCGTGCGGGTGCCCGCGTGGTAATACGTGCGGATGAACACCCACGGGTCGGGGTAGTACCCCCAGTCCACGCCGCTGATGATGTTGTCGAAGCCCGCGATCTCCTTTGCCGTGATCTTCCGGCTCACGATGTTGTCGAACACCTGTGTGCCGCTGCCCACCATCTCGCCCAGGTACATGTGCCGGTATTTGAGCGGCTTTGTCTTCCGCAGCCAGTCCGCACCGTCCAGGAACTCCTTGCCCAGCCAGTCCCGCGGCGCATCCAGATACGACGAATGATGCACCAGCTTGCCCGGCTGCTGCTCCCGCGCATACCGGTTGGCCCAGTTCCGAGCATTGGCGGGCGGGTTGAAGCTGATGAGTGTTAAGGTCGGGTTGCTCCCCGAGCCGCGGAACGCGGACTGCTTCACGCTCAGCACCGCGTTTTCGCCGCGGCGCAGCTGGTCCGCTTCCTCGAACCACAGGCAGCCGATGTATCCAAACTTCGGCTTGATGCCCTTTATCTTCATCTCATCGTCCAGGCCGCGGAAATAGATGGTCTGGCCCGTGGGCTTGTAAATGAGGCGCAGCGGGCTCTTTTTCTCCAGAAAATGCTCTGACAGCCCCAGTTTTGCGACAGCCCACAGCATCTGCGAGTACACGCTGTCCTCCAGCGTGTTTCCCATCTGCCGCATCACCAGCGCGTGGCTTTGCGGCCACTTCAGAAGCCACAGCACGATCTCAACGCTGCAAAATGAGCTTTTGAGGCTGCCGCGCCCGCCTTCCTCCACCAGTGTGTGCGCCCGCTGTTCCCGGACCGCCCGGTGTGATCCATAGAACCCAGGCCCGATCACGTTCTTCAAATCGACCGTCACCGCTGGGCGGCTATATGCTGTCAATGATGTTCACCTCCGCCGCGCCGCTGCCGCCCTCTTTCTGCAGCTCCGTCCACAGCCGGATCGCGTCCATATCGCCGGCCTGGCATTTTTTCAGCAGTGCCGCGTGGATCACCGCCGCTTCGTCCGCACTATATTTTTCCAGCAGCTTATCCAGCAGCGCGAGGTAGTCCCGCTTATTCACCTTGGTATACTGTGCGTGCAGCGTTTTTAAATCTTTTAAAATGTTAAATTCCTTTTTCAGTTTTGCCTGCTCAACGCCCTCTAAAAGGGCGGTTATGCTGCTTTGAGGGGTCCTTTTCATGCGCTGCTCCTTTCCGGCACGAAAAAACAGGCCCCGCAAAGGGCCTGTACGCCGTTTTATGTTTATATATGGCTTGGATATATCCTTGCTCTTTTAAAAGCTCTTAAAAGCATTTATTCCGGGCTTAAAAGCATATATGTCATAGCGGCGGGATGCAGCATCCGTTTTTCGCCGGGCGCGCTTCGCCATCCGGCCGTTTCCGCCCGGTTTTTTGCCGCTATGCCTGCCAGACCATCCGCAGGGGACGAATCGACCCTGTTTCACGCCCGGTTTTCTTGTCGCTTTAAAAGCTTTTTAAACTCCTGCTTAAAAACAGGTTTTCAACGAGTTTTCACACCGGTTTCAACTTTTCCACATTTCCCGGTGTGCTGCGCCGCACGCAGCGGGGGAAGGGGCAAACCGGGCAGCCGCTCTCATGCATGGCCCACACGCACCGCGTGCACAGCTCCGGCGGCTCCTTCAGCTTCGCGCCGGAGAGCTTCCGTGCCAGTTCGCGCCGCGGGTCTTTCCGCTTCACTGCGCATCACCGTCCACAGGGATGACGCCGAACCGCACC